TCACCCAACACATTCAACTGTGCAATATCTTCGTTAGTGATCTGACCCGTAACAGGGTTAATCACCTGGTTACCCACGAAGAGTTCACCATCACTGTTCACACAGGAGTAGTATGCAACACCTGCTGCTTCTTTGAGTGACTGTGATAGTCTAACCTGTTCAGGAGAGAGAACCTCAACCTGTGTAGATGGGAATGCAGTTGAGTAGTTACCAGGACCGAAACCAAGATACTCAAACGTGTGACCAGATGCACGAAGAATTGAATAACGACGAAGTTCAACACTCAGAGGAGCAACAGAACTATCAGGGTTCAGTTTCAGAGGAATCTTTCTATCTTCCTCATCACCAAGACGTGCAGTCACCACAATGTTTGCAAGAGTATTTGTGGTGGTAGTGTAACCAAGGTTGTTATCTGATTCCAACAGGAAGAACTGTGCAGTCTCCTTAGTAATAGACAACTGCTTGTCTTCATTAGGAGTAGGTGATGCACCATCAGTAGTTCTAACCAGACCCAGAACTTCATTGTCTGCAATAGATACAGCAGCGGCAGGGTCAGCAACAGGATTATCTCTGTCGAATGCAGGATAAATGTCTACTGTCTGTTGAGAGAACTCAAAGTCATCGAAGTTAGAGGTGATAGGTGATACAGACGCAGACAGAAGTGTCAGGTAGTAGATACCATCAGTCTCACCAATAACGAACTCTTGGAATGTCTCTACATCATACACATAGTATGTCTTAGAGTATGCAGGTGAGTTAGTCTCAGATGAACGTGGTTGAATAACGAAACCAGTGATCGGAGGACGTGGAATCGGGAATGCATCCTTGTCCAATACATATCTGAAACGATATGTTCTGTCATTCAAGTCACGAGCATCAGGTATACGACGGATGAATGTTGTAGGTGTAAATCCGAGGTTCTGATAGATAGAGTTCGCTTGAAGCGTGGTGTAGATAGTATTGTTTGCAGCAGAACTATCTACCTGCAAATACCATTGACCACGGTTTGTATCATACTTAATTGGGTTCTCATCATCACCTGCTCTCGTACCAGTAACATCAGGACCCGAAGGTGAGATGTCAGCATAGTGTGTGGTAGGAGCATTAGCACCTGATGCAGTCAGTGAAACATAGATTCTGTCAGGGGTGTTGACATCATCACGTCTTGCACCAACAGTATAACCCTGAATCTTACTAGGTGGTCTACCTAACTCGGAGGTATAACCATATAGATACAGTCTTGAACTATCTGCTTCTGCTCTTGTGGAGTTGATGTCGATAGTAACCCAGTTAATCGAGATCTCATCAACGTCAGATAGAGACTTGGGAGGGATAATGTGGGTGATTTGTCCTGCTTTATCTTTTGTAAATGCAGTTGCTTTGAATCCTTTGGAACGCAAACTTGTATTACCGAAGTTTGAGTTACTGTTAGTAATAGAAAGGTCACCCCCGCTATCAGCGAAGAAGTGATCACCAAATCCCACAGCGAACACAGACACAACCTGAATGAATGAATCATTGGATGCTTTAATGTGCGCGTGACGCCATCCTTTACGGTATTCAGCGAGACCATTAATGTGTGCGCCAGATCCTGCCGCTTGTGGTTCATAGTTACCTGATGACTGGTTGTATACTACAAATGCTCTGTCATCTTTTTGAAGGGAAATTCCAGTGAACTGCGCCACAACCATCGACTTAAATCCAGTCGCTCGTGAACCATCAGCGTGCATTCCATTGATACCCCACACAGAACGTAGGGACATGTTGAACACATATGGTGATGCAGAGTCAACCGTGTCGATCTCAACCTTAACAAGAATGTTTGAACCAATAGCATTACCTGATGGTTCAGAACTCATCTGGTAAGTAAACTGGTTACCCTGTGCTGAGGTGACTAGAAACGATCCATTGTAGAGGAGTTTATCTTGCTCAGTAGGACCATTAACACCAGATATATTAACAGCGACACCCACGGAGAATCCATGATTCTTCGGGTTACCAATCTCGTCAACTGTAAATGCCGTTGCAGTCTGTCCATTTCTAATAATCTGCGAGATAGCAAATTCGTCAGAGATAGGACCAACAATCCTGTTCTCTTCGATTCTTGCTTGCAACTGGTCCTGTGCAACAACACCAGAGGAATCAGGAATGGTAGCGTATGCTTTGGAGATCTTCTGGTAGTAGAGATCTAGATCCTGTACGTTAGCAAACTCGAAGCAAGTTAGTTTATGGTGTGAGAAGTTAGGAGCAATAGTTGCAATGTCATCGTCACGATAATAAACACCATTGGTATCTCCATCGAAGAATGATGCCTGCCAGAAGTAACAACCACCAGTCAGGTTAAAGATCGCAGAAGCACCAGGTTCATTAGTAGCAGTAATACCGAGACTACCCTGTACCGTGGGATAAGGGACATATTTTGGAATGAACTTGGTTCTACGAAGGTCCGAACCAACAACAGAAGCACCACGAGGGACAATAATACCACCGCGAGTTGAATTAAACTTATAAAGAACATTGCTGCTGCTAGTTAGATCAAAGTTAGTATTAGCATCAAAGGGTTGAACATCATTGTAATCTGCTACGCCAGGTCTGTTATCAAGAACATAATCTGACGGATACAAATAAATCGAGAAGGCGTCGAATTCGTCGTTCGACAGACCTACTCGATAGGAGAACCTTGCCACTTCTAGGAAGGCACGTTGCAACGTCTTAAACGGACGCAATGCAGAGTTACCTCTATTGTCATATGCATCCGATGCATCGAAGTCGTCAGGGTTGACGTAGATGATACGTCCAGTTCTGGACGTAATGATATTTTTAAGACGAGTTAGTGCCATTATTGTGACGTTCTATGGAGTTAGTTAGTCTCTTGACTATTTAGTTACGGAGCAGGAGTGCCGCCGCCACCGCCGACACCACCATCGCCACTACCCTTGGTATTCAGTACAGGCACATAATCATCAGATACTGTCTCAAAACCATCAACCACATATGAGAGATCTCCTGCGGAAGAATAAACTAAGAGACTTTGACCAGGACCAACAACGATACCAGTTACTTTGTCGTAAGTGTTAGCAGCGACAGATACATCGTATGCAATGTAATCTTCTGCATTGGCAAATGTTCTTGCAGTTGCACCTGCTTTGTCACCAGTACCAATGCCGTTGATGTCAAATGTCAGGTTAGCAGCGCCACCACCACCAAGCACAGCGTCAGTAGCAGTCAGAGTTGCACCATCAGCGTAATCTTTACCACCATTGACCAGAGTCACAGTAGCAGCACCAGTAGAAGCAGCAACTACGATGGAAACAACACAACCAGATCCACTACCACCAGTAGGAGATACAGTGTAAGTACCAGCAGTTCTTGAAGAATCAGCACCACCGACACTATCAAAGGCAAGAATCTTACCAGTGACTACTTCTGCCATGGTGCGGTTAGCATCAGCAGCGGTAGGAGTATCGTAGAACTGATCACCAACAGAGAAATTAGGAGATGCGCCATCAATCGAAATCTTCAAAGTATTGCGTGAAGTGTCATAATCATGGACATAACCGTAGGATCCAGCAGTAACACCACCATTAGCAATGGTGTAAGTAGTATCACCTAGGGTAAATTGGTCTGCTGCGGTGAATGCAGCACCTCTCAATCCATAGATATAAATCTCATCATATGCAGGAATCAGTGCTGTGTCGATGGAATAACCCAATCCAGCATTGCCATCCTCAGTGTTAGCAACAGCAGGTTCTGCATATGCATACAGGTTCAATGCAGTATCACTATCAATAGTAATCTGTAAGAAACCATTAGAACCAGCAGTACCACCTTTAACTACACCAGTAGTATACTCAGTACCAGTCAGTGACTGTGTACCATCCAGTTCTGTTGAGAGTCTGAAAGGTTTACCAGTGTTAGATGAATCTGATTGATCGTAGCGATATACACGCTCATTGTTTTGCGTGGCAATAGCACTACTTTGGAGAGGATACTCGTAAGGGTTTGATGCGCTGTCAGGAGCAATAAGGAACTTCTCCAAAACATCAATAGGAGTAGAACCCTGAGAGAAGTTAAGGTCAGTAGTAGCACCAGATGTACCACCAGTGAGAGTTTCTTGCTCAGTAAACCAGTTCAGGTAGTAATCACCTGAGTCAGTAAGTTGAGTAATAGTACCACCATCAGTGTGGTCAACAGCAGATGTACCATACTGTCCACGAGTAACAGTCAAGTCGTTACCAGCAACAGCATCGAGAGACATGATCTCATTATTAACTCTGATGTAGGATCCTTCAAGGAAACCAGTTGCATCACTTACCGTAAGGGTAAGGTCAGCAGCAGCAAAAGTAGCACCTTCGTTGATTGTTGTGGTGGTTGCAGAATCAATGAAAGACTTAGCAAATGCACCAGGTGGAATAGCAGCAGCGGTTGTACCGTATACTCCTCGGGTGATTGTGAGTTCATTGGTAGCAGTATCAATACCTGATGGATCAATCTGTACGATCTCAGAGGCATCACCAGGGTTAGCAGATAGCATCAGCAAAGTTGCATCTGCCAGACCAGTGTTACGAGATACCTGAACAGTAGTTGCACCAGATCCAACACTGGCAGTAGTCATCCAAAGTTGTCCAGTTAGTGCATCATATGCACGAAGTACGCCCGTGATGCTTGAAGTTGCACCTGTAAGGGTCTCACCAATTTGAAGAATACCGACTAAGTTGTCAATAATTGTGTCAACGGGATAAACAGTATCAACCTTGACATATCTGTTGATAGTTTCCGTTGCTTTATATACATCGAGCAGTTTGGCAGTTGCACCACCGATGGTACTAATCTCAGTACCAGGAATTGCACTTCCAAAGGTAATACCAGGACTGATCTTAATCTTATAATTAGAGATCGGGTTTCCCTTTTGGAATTCGTACTGGGAGGTTTCGTTACCATCCATGGTAAGAATCTGATCATAGTTTCTCAGTGCAGTACGATAAGTAACAGCACTGCCACTCTGATTAGCAACCGTCATCACCGTCGATGCGGTTGAGTCAATACCAACTCGATAAAGTTCTGTATTAGTTGTTGCCCCTGGTTTTGCAGCGGCGAGTCTTCCTGCTGTCATTTGTTAATTACCATCCTGCCTGAAAAAATGATTGGAGTCTAAGTTGTCCGCCAAGTACGGGGGCGCTAAGGGCACCACCGAAACTCACACCCAATGCTTCTGTGTTGTTAGTAGACAGAAGTGTAGCGTCACCAGCGGGGAATTTGATTGTGATGTTATCATCAATGTTAGATGCATCGATAGTAATAACACCGTTGAGATCATTAGGATTGTTAATCCTCATGTTCTCCATTGTCTTGTTAGAAATCGTTTGTGTTGCTTGTTCAGCGACAACTACGAGAGCATCTGTTCCATTATTTAGTGGGGCATTCAAACTACCCTCTGGGAATGTCCAGGAATAGTTTGTATTGTCATTGAGGTTACCAAGATTAAAGGTAATCTTCTTAGAGGACTCCGTTACATCCTCAAAGATAGCACCTTTATATACCTTGTTAGTCAATACCTGAGTAGATGCTTCACCAACGACAGTTACATTCAAGTCGGGGAACGTAACAGTTCTGTCGCTAGTAAGATTACTAGAATTAAATATCACATAACGAGTAGGATCGTTCTCATCATTAGATGGTGTGTTAGAGAACGTGGGGTTGACCATGTTCTTATTGAACACATTCTGATCGGTGATGTCATCGAGCAGAGTGGACTGCGTTTGACCTGCGCCAAAGTCAGGCAGTCTGTAAATATGCTCACCAGGAGCATCCCATGCATCAGTCTCAAACTTAGCGATCTTAGCAGTATCAGTAGAACCTGTGATACTAAGTTCAGAGTCTTTGATAATAATAGTCTTGTTCGTGATCGTTTGGAACGTATCAGTCGCAAGGAATGTGGTGGTTGTATTACCACCGAGACCAGGGAAGTCGAATCTCTTCGTACCACCAGCAGTAGACACAGTGTCTACATTGAATACTACTTTCTTTGCAGGGTTTTGATCACCTGTAAAATAGGTTGTAGCATCATTAAACTGCGAAACACCTTGAATCGTAAAGTAACCACTACCTTGTGGTTGGATCAACATGTTTGCATTAGCAGCGGCAGTATCTTGTACTACCATTCTGACGGTCGAGGAACCATCAGTATTACTGATACGAGTTTGGTAAAGTGATGCACTACCAAATGTAATGCCGATTTCATTTACCGCCGATTGAAATAAACCCGTGTCACGGTCCAAGTCAAACGCCAGTCCTGGCGCTGCTGCTGATCCCGCAGAAATAGATCTGAAAGGTTGATTAACCTTAGATTTTCTGTTAGGGATCAGCGGATCCGAGATAACGATAGGGAGAACTGCTTCCCCCGTAACGAGTTCGTCAGCAATCGTATCGAGTTGTGATATTCTTTTAGTTCCCACTGAGACTCATTGGCGCTGTTCTTCCCTGTTATTTATAAAGTCAAGAACCAGTCCCAAGCAGCAGCAAGTTCTCGATCTCTTCATACTTACAAACATAGGTTTGATGGTATTGTTTAGCGTCTCTGACTTCTGCGATGAGGTCATCAAAGAACTCACGAGGAGTTACTTCATCATCTTGAAAATAGTCACTTACAACGTCAGCGAGACGCTCTCTACGTTGTGCGGCATACGTTTGGTCCTTACCAAGATACGGGCGAGTATCAACAGGAGGTGCCACACGCTCTTGGGGTCGATTCAAATCGGGATCTTTCAAAAGTTCCTCGTAATTGATCTCATGATTAGTCATTGAGTGGTTCCTTCACACGGACCAGTTCAGTATACTTGCACTCGTCACCCTTGTCAACCCCTGAATTCCAATGTCTGACAACTCCTGCAACAATGAAACAATTAGTAATCAGATAAGAAAGGAGGATCGTGGTGCGTATAACAGCGATGTTATCTGCATCCTGTTGGTTTCTGCCTTCTTTCTTACCGAGAGCATAACACCATATCCTCCACATCAGTCAGGCACGTCCTGGTAATTTTCAATCTGTTCGCTCATTTCAAACAATATAGGATGCATTTCTTCCATGATCAGATAATCTGACCACTGGTGTAATTGTTCCATAGTCATGTGTGGATTAGTATTTGCTTGTGCCACAATGTCTGCATCAGTAGCATCAAACCCCTCATCCTCAAAGGTGAAGGGTAGACCACCGATCATATACATTAAGACTATACCACATGGATCCAAATAACAATACTCGCTAGTTACCTTGAATTTCATGTGCTTCCTCTGCCATTAACTTAGCAATACGATACTCAACAGCGGAGAGTGCTTGTGAGTATGTATCTGCTGTATTACTATGTAGGGTGCTACCGTCCTCAAACGCTAACAATGTATAGTGCCACAGGCAATCAATTTCAGAGAACCACAGTTTTATGTCAACTGTTAAGTTCCTTCTGCATTGCACTGAGTTCTTCGTTGACATACTGTTTCACTCCTGCTGGATCGGGTTGCCATCCTTCTGGCATTGGTAGTTGAGGGTTTGCTTCTTTGGCAGTCTCGATTACATCGAGTGCCTGTTGATACTCAGGAACTGGAACCATGAGGACAGCGGGTTTGCCCTCCTGAGTGATCTTGATTGTATGACCTCTTTCAACGAGTGTCAAGCAAAAGTCAAAATTGTTTTCGATTTCTTCAAGTTTGACTTCAATAATTTGTGCGTTCATCAGAAACAATAAGTACGGGAATCAGAGTCGAGTCGATCTTGCAGGAACTTCACGATAGTAGCGAAACCTTCTGCACCTTGGTCATTGAACTCAAACTTTACAGTCTCGTCATACCCTTCGTCATCAGCGACAACGATACGACGCTCAGCAAAGTAGAAGTAAGCGTGGTCAATGAAAGTGGGAGACATCATCAGTTTAACATTACAGGGAGACCATAGATTTGAGTGGGACCAAGGGCACACCCAAAGGCAGCAAGACCAGTACCAACTCCATGAGAGAGGAGACCACTTGTTACCTGATTAACAATAGCACCGCTACCGCTGGTTACGATCTCGCCTATGCCACCTGTCGGAGTGGCCACTAGTGTCATGTGAGCACCAGCATTGGATCCAGTAACGATGTCTGCCATACCACAGGCGGTCTTGGTTCCAAGTGCCATACGAACATGCATAGAGGGTGAGACGGATCCCATGGGAGCGTCCATCGTGATGTCAACGATTGAACCGTTGACCAGACTATATGAACCAGTGAACACTGGCATAGTCTGGAAGATCGCGATGATGTCCATTCTACCACATTGTAGGAAGGATGTGATCCATGCCGCTTCATTGACGATCTCACCAGTCGCTTTGTTGGTGATAGAGGTTGCCTGCGTGTGGATCTCAGGAGCATCAAAGTTGATACCCGAGATACCCTTCATCTTAATCTGGTTACCTTGAATGGTAATGTCACCCTGGTAAGCGATGTTATGGTCACCTGCCTTAGTTTGTAGGGACTTCGCTTCTTTCTTACCTGACTTAAAGTCAACGCTCTTACCTACGGTAGCAAGATCTTGAAGATCACTGTCATCATCATCACCTTGCTTTGTCCACTGGTTTTTGTCCTGACTTAGTTTATTACCTGCCTTACCTTTGACTTTACCACCAGCACCATTAGATGTGTGCTCATGCATAGAACCAGAGACTTCAAGGTGGAAGTCACCCATCACTTTCAGGTAGTAATCACCTTCAATAGTATGAACGTGGTTGTTCTTGACGTTATGAACAAGGTCACGACCGATGATTTGTGTCTCGTTACCAGGAACATTGAGGTGCTCGTTACCTTGCTTGTCTTGGAAACTAGTTACACCACCAGGACCAGAACGGATACGCTTCTCTTTACCAGGTGTTGCATCATCGATGTCCCTACTACCATTCAGGAACAACTTAGTTTCCATCATGTAAGGGTTGATGTCTTGGAAGAAACTATCAAAGAAGTTACCACCTGCACCTTCATCACCGAAGTCACTACAATCCTCTGACGCTGCCCCACCTGGTCCAGCGAGTGCTCCACCA